ATGAATTTTACAAAATCCTTAATCTCATCTAAATTTAATTGAACTGACTTACTCATAACTTTAATTTTTATAACTCTAATTTGATAACTTTTCCAGGAAGTGACTTGTTTAATTCTGATCTTTCAGAAATAACCCATAATACATTTCCTTTTGGTTTCTGACGGGTATAACATTCACCATCAGTAAAATATACAAGACTTGTAAACTTCTTTCCATTAGCTGAATAATAGTCAAGTACAGGTTCAAAACTTGTGCCTCCCCTACCCCTTACAGTAATTTCATTTTTGCCTTTATAAGGCTCAATACTATTGATACGGGTATCACATTGAATAATTGTGATTTCAACCCCTGCTTTATAAATGTGATGAATCTCATTCATAAATTCTTTAAGCTCTGTATCACTTACAGAACCAGAAGTATCAATAGCCAACAACATATGTTGTTTCATTTTGATTTTAAGTCCAGGAAAATCTGAGAATCTTTTGTTCTCCTTTCTCCTAACTTTTTTAGTATATACTTTGGTACTGATTCCAGTAAATCTTCTGATATAACCCCTCCAATCAAACTTAGGTGGAACTATCTCCTCTATTTTAATAAGACCTTCCACTTCACCGGGTACATGACCTTGCTTTTTGACTGTTTGTTCTTTAGCTTCAGTAAGAATTCTTTGAATCTGTTTATCAATTAGTTTCTGCTCTGCTTCACTGATACCTTCAAATTCTTCCCATGTAGGATGTTCATTTCCAGTATTCATTTCTGAATCCATTTGATCACATAATTGATCAAATGCTTCTGATCCAGATGTTCCTGTTTTTTCTTTTTGTTCTTTAGCTTCTTTCAGTTTATCATAATAATATCTGCAGCCTGCTTTAAGATCAAGATTCAATTCAGGATAATCTTCAATAAGTACACCACGCATTGGTAACTTTTTAGCTATTTGATCTAGCTCTTCTTTATCTTTTCCGGCTTCTTTAGCAGCCTGATATTCTTCTAATACAGCTTTCTTCAAAGCTTTATATTGTTCATGATCAAGTTCAGCACCTGGCAACCAAGATCTATCAATATATTGGTTGATTTCCATATCCATTGCAACATTTGCTAACTTATGGTCACTAAACATGAAATATGTTGTCAAATGTCCAAAAGCAATATGCAAGCATTTTTGTTAACTCATGTTTTCACATGAGATCAGACTATACCTTCATCCACTTGGGATGGCCTATTGTAGTCGTTGAACCTCTTTCTTGGTACATATGTGTCTAAATAATCAATAAAAATTTGTCTTTTTCTATTCAAGCATACTGTATAATTTTTATACATAAAATTATATAACTTAAGTGTATCATGTAAAGAGTGTTGTGTAATATAACATTCCTTACTTTGCTTGATAGTTTTATTTTTTACTGGTAATATTTTCAATAATTCAATAATAAATTCTTTTGAGCCTGAACAAAAACCTGATTTTAAGATTTTCCAATCACTATTTTTTAAGTTTTTGTAGGCTCCAACTGTACCATCACCATCAAAATAACCTCTTATAAAATGATGAATTAATGCATCCTTTAGTATAGGTATTCTTATTGTTTTAGTTTTAGCTGGTGTACATCCTAAATTATTTAAATCATTATACATTTGAGCTGATGTTATTTGAGCTTTCCATATATATTTTTTAAATACTTTTTGATATTCACAATTAGGAGAATTATTTGATCCAACATCTGATAAAAATTGTTCTACCCAATCTTTATCTTTTGATGAAAAAATTATCTGTCCTGATTTACTTGCTTTTTTTGTAATATTACCATCAGCAAAAAGAACACCTAACCAATATGCTTTTTTTTCTGTATCTATTACATTAAAAAAGTCATCTTGACAAGTATATTTCATTGATGATTCAGACAAAGTTCTTGATTTTATATTATTTCTTTTTAGAATTGCAAATACCCTTTTTATATTTAACTGTAATATACTTGCAATCTTTTTACCTGATAATTTATCAGTAACATAATAATCAATTACTTTTTGTTCTATTTCTATTTTCATATATGTAAGTATTTATGTTACAATATACCAAAAATAAACAGTATAACCAAGAAATTTGGCTGCGGATTGCCCATTTAGACATCTTTATCTTTTTTACTATACCTGAATGATTAGTTCAGCCACATACTACTTCACAGTGTATGCTTAGTAGATAAAGCTTTAGGGAGTTCCCGTCAATTTAAGACATTTTACATATACATTACTGTATAAGGAGCCCTAATTGAGCTCATGCTTCAAAATTCCAAGTCTGTGATTATCAGTTAATTCTAACCAAAACTTTTCATTAATAGCAAGCTGATAGTTTATACCATTTTTACTAACACCTGCTGTAGGAATATCATTTCTCCACGTTTTATTAAGCATTATAAGAAAGTAGCCATAATAGGGCTCCTTCATCATAAGATCTTTACTTGTCTTACTAAGACTCTGAACTTTATCCATTATTTCATCTTAATTGTTAATTCAAATTTCTCAGTTTCAAATCCTAATTGCTCCATGTAACCTTTAAGCTCATTAGTAAAAGTTTCCATGAATAACTCCACAGAAGCATTACTTGCTTTAATATTTGACATGATAGTAAGCGTTCTTGGAGCAGATAGGTTATTGTTACCTTGAAGATGTTCTTTAACAAAATTATACACTTTAGGAGCATGTTTTTCCCATTCTCCTGCTGTTCTACCTGAATACTTGTAAAGTAATATTACTTCACCCTCACTCTCTTTAGAGAAGCTACTTTCAATTATCTGAAAAGCTAATTCAGAATTACTATTGTCAGTTGACTTTAACATATTCATTAAGTTCAACACTTCTTCTTTTTCAAATTTTACTTTTTCCATCAGTCTTCTATTTTTAAAGTTCTAATCATCCACTCTTTTGGTTTTCCAGACTCTAAAGCCTCAACCCATTCTTTTGCACTAGGTATATAGCCAAAGCAATCTTCCTTTACATGTTGTTCTCCAACATATCTTGTATATACAGTTACCCCATCAGAATTAATAAAACTGGATCCAAATCTTTTTTCACATTCAAATATACCTTCACTATGGTGACGGAACATTCTATGTTTACTGTGACCTATCCAAGCTTTGGATTCATCAAACCATTCATGAATTGCTTGATAATCAGATATCTGACCTCCCCATTTCTTAACAGAGGATTTAGCATGTAATAAAGGATGTGCCATAATTATACATCTAAAATTTTACCAGAATGATTAAAGGTTTCTACATAATTTATGTTATTCTCAATTTTATATTCCCCAGAAGGAATTTTAATATATAAATAACCATAGCCACCATCATTATTCCACCAATCTTCAATATCATTTAGTAATTTTTCAACACACCAATCAGCAATTATTGTTCTGTTTTCAGAATCTATTTCTTCAAAAAAATCTAAACTGTATACATCTTCAAAATCATCTGCATTATCTCTTGTAGCTAATACTTCATCAATTGATCCATCATCACCACTTCCAGAATATGAAATTCTTATAGCTGTTATACCTAAATCAGCAAGTTTTAATAAACTCCCAATTAATTTGTTTTCTTCACTCATAACTATTTTGTTTTATAAAACCGACCAAGAATGTTTCCATTAGTCTTCTTTTTTTAATATGATTTACCTGTTTCTTTTTCATACTTTATTTGCCATTCAGATGCTTTAACTAAATCAAATTGATGATGATAAAAATCTGTTGCAAGTAATAAAAGTGATTCTTGATATGCTTCTTTTGGTACATACATTTTAGGCCAAATTGCTTCTATGTTTTCTAAACTTTTTTTAACATCATGACCTTCATTAATCCATTTTTCATTTATGCCATAATGACCATGAAAATCTACAGGAAAAGTCATAATAAAACCATAAGCATCTTTATTATAATTAGTGTTTTCTTTTACAAAAATTGGCACTTCTCCAAGAGGTTTTTGCCAACCTAATTCTGTCATTATAATATCAATCTTAGGTGTAACATATACTTTTTGTGTAAATGCATTTTCTTCCATCAGTCTTCTTTTTTAATAACACCATCTATGTTTATTACTTTTGGCCCAAAGGTTTCTGGATCAACACCTTTTACTTTTATTAAAAATTCTTTGTATTCTTCAGTAGTTATTGAATGTAAACCATCATACATTTCTCCAGAATCAAATATTTTTTTAACAGCTCCTAAAATGTTTACTGTATTCATATACATTTCACCCATAAATGAATCATCTCTATTAAAAATAGATGGATCTAATGCCAATGTTGTAACTTTTTGATCATTATCATCTCTTGTAAGAGTAAATTCTAATGATAAACTTGACTCATCAGGATTTACTTCATTTGTGAAAACCACTTTGATTTTCTCATTTTTCAATTTAATAATTTTTTTTTCTTCTTCCATAATATTTTAATTTTTACATTTTACCAAATAGAGAATTTCCTCTACATTTTTTAACATGCTTTTCAATAAAAGCTAAATACCTATAAATGCATTTAAGTGTTTTCATAACTATTTTACTTTATAGAATCTCCCTAAGATGTTTCCATTAAGAAACTCTTCTTTTTCTAACACTTCATATACAAATTGATGTTTTGTTTCTTGATATGTAAGCTCCATACCTGAGTAGCAGATCATTAAGATCTCTCTTTTAATATGCACACCTTCTTTATGAGCCTTTTTCAATATAGCATTGGAGCTATAATAGTTAAGAAAATCCGGTTTGATAACTCTGGTGTATTTCTTAAGTCTTTTATCAGTAGTAACCGCCAGAGCTTTCTTACCTAATGGTCTCTTTATATTAGCAAAAAAGTTCTTCTTACCTATATAAGCAACAGACTTACCATCTATTATTGCTGTCATGTGATAAATAAAACCAATAGCTCCTTCAGGAATATCTAGCTCACCAAATACTTTTCCTTTATATGTCCAAAAATCTATCATAATTTTTTTTATTATCAGCACTAAACTTAGTTAATTTTAAAAAAGCCAAAGTATTTTCCAAACTTCTTATTTTTTCATAAGCTTCCATAAGTTCCATGTCAAAAGCTCTATTTTCTTTTACAGTATCTTCAAGCATTTTTGACATTTCTTTTAAGGTGAGATCTTTTATGTAACTCATAGTATATTCTTTAAGAGTTGAAACATTGTATCTCTAGTTTTTACTACACCATGTTCTTTAACAGAGTCTGCTATATCTTTTGCTAATGGAAATATAAGATATTTAGTCTCATATTTTGCAGCATATCTACCAGTAGCTTCAATACCTGCTTCATCATTATCAAAAATAACTATGATCTTGAAATACCTGCTTTTTAATTTT